AACAGGTAACGAGTGATATACGTTATCGATGCTCCGAGGTTCTGGACTGGATGACAGCCTTTAAGTTCAGCCGTAGCCATAGGACAGGTGAACTTAGCATGACCACCATTCTCTGTATCGATGACTAGCATCGTAGCCATAGTGTCGGAGAACTCTAGCGTATGTGCTAACCCTAGCTCAAAGAAGATGCTATTAACGGTAGGTAGGAAGTCTGATAGCTCGAAATACTTGTAGCCAGCAAACTTGTTATGTCCAGACTTCTTGAGTTCTACGTTCTGTAGCTTGACCCTAGCTGTCTGGAGCTTCTGGTATACGATCCATTGCTGATGTTCGTCTTGCTCTTGTTGCCGATTATCTGAGTTCATATTAGTTATCCCTGAGCGAATTTCTTATTGAAGATGATATTGTGAGATTGTGCTTCCGTAGTAGTTTGTACTTTTGTAACCTCCTTCTGCTCTTTGCGAATACGATCGAAAGTCTTGCGAATGTTCGTCTTACCGGAAGGAACATATTTGAAATTCTGGTCTAAGATTGATGGAAAAACCTTCTTCATGCAAAGCTGTCCATAAGTAACGCTAGGACAAACATACACACAATTACAACACCTGCATGACGGTCGATAAAGTCTGCCAGCTTATCGTCTGGATTAAATAGTTTTCTCATTGGTTGCCTCTTTCTAATTCGTCTACGAGTTGAATGACTGCATCAGGCGTATTCTGTAACGCTCGGTATGCCATAAACACTATCTCTTTGTCAGCGTCTGAAGCCGATCTACGTTCTATCCTATCGATAAGTAAACGTAAGGAATAGACTATCTCAGCAAGCTGCCAGTTACTAATCTCTGCTCGACTCGGATTCATCTTACCTCCCGATCTTTCATTTCCTGATAGAGCCAGTCAGCACGATCTCTATCACGATCTTCCTGAGTCTCAACGTACTCAGGGAGTGTAGATTCTTTTACCAGTCTGTTGACGATACCGACCATGTTGCGACGAATAGCGGCTTGCAGCTTGACCGGATCGGACTGGAACACAGCGCAAGTTTCTAGGAGGATGCAAAGTTCTTCCTCTAACCGTTCCTCACGCGACTGTTTTAATGTATCTTTGAAGCAAGCAGTCAACTCACCGGGGAAGCCATCTTGTAACGTACCGATTAAGAACTGCTCGTAACCTTGCTTATCCATATCTAATCTCCTAGTTGCGGTTCCGAAATACTAAACCGATTCAGGACTTGTGTGTAAAAACATTTCTATCAGGAATCCATATCTCAATAGAAACATTCTATTATGAAACACTCTAACTCTGGCACAATTATGGACAAGAAAAAGAACTTACCAAAAGAGCAACCTAAACAAGAACCAAGATTTCTACCTAAAGTTTCACCTAGAGGACAACCGATTGGCAACAGACCCATTAAAACCCTTGCGTCGAAAGTCCGGTTCACTTGGGTCGGAAACGATTTATAACTTTAGTACACGCCTTTGCTCTGTTTGCAAAAAGACAAGATCGTTAGCGCAGTTTAAGGATAGCGAGATTTGTAGGACTTGCGAACGTAGGAACCCGAAGGTATGATTTGCACACGCTTGGCAGCGTGTTTACAGGTAAGCCCTAGAAGGGACTCTGCTGGTTACCTGCCAGTCTGCCAACGCCGTTAATGCGGTGAGAGTCTCTCCTAGGGCTTTTTTATTGGAAAAAGCTATGTCAAATGAGTATTTGAATCTTTTGCAAAGACCTGAATGGCAGAAAAAAAGATTAGAACGATTAGAAATTGCAGGTTGGGAATGTGAAAACTGCGGCTCTAAAGAGAATCAGCTTCATGTTCATCACAAACAGTATTTCAAGGGTAGGAAACCTTGGGAGTATGAAAACGATCAGCTAGAGGTGCTTTGCCATGAGTGCCATGATCTTAATCATGCCGCAATCCAATCTATCAAGGAAATACTTAGCTTATCTGACAATATTGAAATTTTTAATATTCTCTTTGGATACGCTGACACAAGTGTTATAGAAAAGTTAACAGACGCGCCATACAGCGCATATTCCTATGAATATCAAGCCGTTGGTTATATGGCTAGGTTGCTCACATTTATTGATTCAAGGAAATATCAAAAAATTTGCGAATTTTTAATTGCAAATGCCAATGACGAGGAAGAAGCAACTAACTTTTTCCGTCAAAAATATGACAATGGATTGGAGGAAGAATGAGTAGCCTCCTAATCAATGAACCACCATTACAAGTATTGCCATCGTTAGCGGTAAAGATTGGACTTGCTGAAGCTATCGTAGTCCAGCAGATTCACTACTGGCTGCAACGAGCTAAACCTATGGATGATGGGTTACGTTGGGTTTATAACAGCGTAACTGAATGGGAAAAACAGTTTCCATTCTGGCATCGAAATACGATAGCAAACCACTTGAAAAGTCTGCGTGATAGCGGAATTTTGATAGCTGATTTTAAGTCTCCTAAAGCCAGCGACAGGACGCTTTATTATCGAATTGACTACAACAAACTTAGTGATACCACTCCACAAAATTTGTGTAATCAACTACCCAAAAATTGTGAAATCACTATAAATACAGAGACTACCAAAGATTATTTCAGCGATTTCTGGAAAATCTATCCTAAACGTCTAGCCAAAGAGGATGCTAGAAAAGCGTTTAAGAAACTCAAGATGACTGATGAACTGTTCGACCAGATTGCTAAAGCGATAAAAGATCAAGGATTAGCTACAGGTGACCTAAAGTTCGTTCCTTATCCTGCTACATGGCTTAACGGTAAGCGTTGGGAAGATGAGGTCAAGGTTGCCAGTACGACGGCATTTCCTTTCGGAAGGAGAATCCTATGATTGGCGATTTCTTAAACAAGCTCGACAAGGTTCAAGGTAAGCGTGGTCATTGGGTAGCCTGTTGTCCAGCGCATGAGGATAAGCGTCCTAGCCTAGCGATTACCGAGACTGACGATGGCAGGATTCTGCTGAAGTGTTTTGCTGGCTGTTCGGCTTACGAAGTGGTTTCAGCCGTAGGCATGGACTTGACTGATCTGTTTCCTAAAGATCAATCTTTTATGCCTAGCGAAAGCAATAAACCAGTCCGTAGACCGTTCTATGTCACAGACCTAATGAAAATAATCCAATTTGAGGCACTTATTACGTCCATAGCGGCGTTTGATATGGCTGAGGGTAGGCAGGTATCAGACGGTGATAAAAAACGGCTTAAAACGGCTTTTACGCGAATTAACGAAGCTATGGGTTATCTATGAATTTTCATGCAGACCTTGAGCGAGGGATTGCTGTTGAACAAAAGGTACTAGCGATTATCAGAAAGAAACATCCATGCGCTACGTTGATTGAGGGTTTTAAGGGTTACGACATTTGGATACCGGAGATCAAGCAGGGGATTGAGGTTAAGTACGATCCGATGTCAAACGAGACAGGGAACATCGTTGTAGAGATAGAAATGTCTGGTGTTCCTTCTGCGTTAAGTACAACTCAGGCAACGTGGTGGGTGTTTTACGATGGGAAAGTATTTGCGTGGATAAAGTTTAGAAATCTCATTCGTTGCATCTGGGAAAATAAGCTGGTCTATGCGGAGTTTGTTGGTAACGGTGACAGGAACAAAAAGAAGGCGTTTTTGATACCGAAGAAGTTACTTTTTAGATACGCAAAGTTACAGGAGGAAACATGAGGATGAAGGCATTCCCGACATTAGCGGATAACGGTCACATCACTACGCAGGATGGCATGGATTTACGCGATTACTTTGCGGCTGCGGCTATGCCTGAGTTAATGCGTATGGTTGAGAAGGAAGAATCAATTCATGAAAAATATGAAGCAGTAGCGTTGTTAGCTTATTTGCAAGCAGACGCAATGATGGAAGCGAGGAAAGATGACTGAATCTAAGCTGGTTGAGTTAGGCTTCTCTGAAGTAACACCGGGGTTTTGGGTAGGTAGCGTATTTGCTTTGAATAAACTTTACGAACTAGGGAGACGAGATGAGTCTGGAGCAGAGAGCAGCGGAGTTAGACGAAGCGAGGCGGTTGAGGATAATCAAGTCTGACTCTATTGATGTAGAGAAGTATCTACATTCCAACGATGTAACGCTGAAGGTTAAACAGGCTAGGGATTTCCTAGATGATATTAAGGAAAGCTATCTAAGTACTGCTAGAGATACAAAAATTGTATTGCCTTGGACTAATACGCACAGCAGTTTTGCGTTTAGACCGGGAGAGGTCACGGTTTACGCAGGTTCTAACGGTGGTGGTAAGTCGCTGTTGACTGGACAAATAGCTCTGCACCTAGTGAAGCAGGGTCAGAAGGTATGTATCGCGTCGTTCGAGATGAAGCCGATTAAGACGCTAGAGAGGATGTTGCGACAGTTCTCAGGGGAATTTATTGATGATCCGCTGGTATCAGACCGAGAGGCTTACATCACGAAGATTCTGACTCGGATGGATAAGTTTACAGTTGACCATCTTTATCTTTACGACCAGCAGGGAACAACTAGCCCGGACAAGGTTATTGCTATGGCGAGGTATTGCGCGATGGAACTAGGCGTTCAGCATATATTT